TTTAAGCGTTACCTGTTAGATGAATACATTTATGTAGTTCTTCAGTAAATTCTTCGCCACAATCCTCACAATTAAAAAGATAATCGTAAGTGTTTGTCATTCTTCTTATCCTTATGATTTTTAAGTATTCGGAATGTTCTACCTTTAGAACCTCTACCTGTTTTTCTGAACATTATTCTTCTTCCAAATAAAATTCAGCATACTTATTATCATATCCATTAGCTTCATCTTGCATTATTCTTCTTTACCAACATCTAATGTATCACCATAGACTACCTTTTGGTATGTTATGCTTCCACCTGCACCACCTACTAGATTTCCATTCTCTACATTATTATTTGGCTTGTGAATATGTACTTGTGTGCTACCAACTAGAAAGCCATCTTTATATATCCAACCCATTATTCTTCTTCTTCTGAAGGTGTAACAACTAACTCTACATTAGCCATTATCCCTAACAGTTGAACCTTTCCAGCTTTATTAACAATAGAATGTTCTTTAAAGATTGGGTTACCACCTTGTGTCTGACCATTAGGTAGTGCAATCTCTGGTGTCTTTCTATTTAATAGTTCCTTTAATAGAACTACTGGGTCTGCTTCATTAACTGATAAGTCGCTCATTTATCCTCCTATATATTTTTTCTTTATACTTTCTTAAATAAAATAATGGTCTTAATAAAATAAATTTCTTTATCATCCTATATCTTCTTCCCATACTGTTCATATAAATAACCTACCTCTTTTAGTATTGGCTCAGTTTGTTCAAACTCTGTTGTTTCTGGCATCTCTCTTACCTCCCAACCAAAGTCATAACCACTTGCAACCAAATCATTTATATTCCAAGTAATAATTTTTGTTTTATATTCTGTTAAGTATATAAAGTTTCTTCCTGTTTCTATTGCTTTATCATAATTAGAAACAAACTTATCTCTTTCAATAAGCCAAGGGTCATATTGTCTATCCCTTGATTTAATCTCTAGTATGTAACTATCATTAATAGCATCACAAGAACAATAAATATCCTCACACTCTTTTAAAGGGTCTTCCTCTAATTTCTTATGTGAATTATTTAGCTTAGCTACTACTTCTGATTGTTTCATATTTAATCATCTTTCTACACTCTACACAATATCCCTCTTCTATATATGTTGGCTCTCCGAACATATCTTGTTCGCCAATATTACAGCTAAGACATTTACCCATTGGCGTTATCTATTGCGTTCTTTAACTTATTAATCATATCTGAACAAGTAACCTTACTTGTTTTATCAGAATTTAGATATTGTTTAGCTTGAGCACCTAACTCATCTAAGCCACTATCAATAGCTTGTGTTATTAAGCTCTTTAAAAAGCCCTCTTGTGCGTCAGTCATTGGGTCAGCTTCTTTACCTGCTTTCCAATCGTCATTGTCAAAGTCCATTTCTTTCTCCTCTTCTTTGTCTTCTATTTCTTCTAATTCTAAACCAACATCAAGTCCGTCATTGATTAATTTTGAATTACCTTCTCTATCTTTAAAACTATCCTCGTGTTTAGTAATATAAATTTCTACTAAATCTAAGAATGTTGTTATAGTTTCATCTTCCCAAAGTGCTATGTCATCTTGTCTTGTTTTAATAATTGTTCTATTCATACAATCCTTATAACATTTCTTTGCGAAATCTACATTATCTTTACAACTTGTTAAGACTATTTCTTTTAGACTTGCTTCAGTTATTCTTGGTTTAGAATGGGGTGTCCCAGTCTCTTGTGCTACCTCTTTTTTTTTTGGGGTATCTTCTGTATTAGAACTATGAGCTTCATTAACCATATCTTCTTCTTCTGTTACATCTCCAGACCAAAGCTCTACGCCTAAACCAAATCGCATACAAGCTCTTTTAAATGCGTCGCTCTCTGCGAATTTAAAGTTAGTGCCGTCTGATTGGTTATTAAGTTGAAACAATTCTACATCTCCAACACCTTCAAATGTTCCTAATCCCTCAATAGTTATAGTGCCTTTAGCACCTACTATCCTCTGTTCTCCATTGTGATTACCATAGATTGCTTCTACTTTCCAATCGTATTGGTCTTCAAGACAATCTCTAAGTCTCTCAACATAACGAAAATGGGGTACATAATCGCCAAACTTTCCCTTTGGAGCAGGTTTAACATACTCTCTTGGGAATGGAGCTAGTAATTTCTTTTTAATTTCTGCTTTCATATTTTCTCCTATTTATCTTTTCTTTTACTTTAATACTTATGTATGACATTTCTTGATAGAATGAAACTAACAATTATACATTGTTCCTTTCTACACTAATCCGATTTAACTTTTGGATTAGTGTTGTCATTTATAATTAGCCATACATTTTGTCTTGTCATACCACCTAACACATCTGCTATCTTCTGCATAGATACATTGTGTACATTGAAAGCGTCCATAATTAATTTATTTCTTCTATCAAAAAGCTCTTTTTCATTCTGCTTATTCTCTTGTAGTAGGTTGTTAACAAACTCTAAATCTTGTAGGTTTTTCTTTTTGAAGTATTCTTCTTGGGTTACACCTAACTCTTGTATCTCTCTTTCAAACAATTCTTTAGGGTCAATAGTAAATTCGTTACTCATTCGTTCCTCTCTCTATTTTTTTATCTGTTATTTAAAGACTATTGTCTTCTTTTTGTGCTTGGACTAAAAAGGTTGTGCCTTGTGTGGCTGTTCCTGTTATCCTCAATCTAGCTCTCTTGCAATGTCTTTGTAACTCACTTGTAGAGTTAAAGTTCATAGCAACATTACCTATTAAGAGTACAATTATACTGCACTCTTTCGGCACATCAATCTCTAATGTTTCCATACTTCCATTATAAACACCATTTGACATTGTCAAAGTCATTTTATCAAATACTTTTGTCATAGGTTCTATATCAGATTTGTGTATTATTAACATTCTTCCTTATCATCACAATCACACACCCAATATTCTTCATCACATAACCAACCTATAAATTGCATTTCTTTAAAACACAATCCACATAACTCTAACTCTTTAACTGACATTCTTCTTCTCTTTCTTTATTCTCTTGTCTAATTTATTATCTTTTAATATTTCTTTATTCCGATTAGCTACTAACTTTTTTACTCTTTTTCTTAATTTATCATCTTTTAAGCAATCAACACATAAAAAATCATACAGACCTGCATTTGCTTTTATGCCGTTGCAATTAGAACATCTTATTCTTCGCACACCATTAGAGCTTGTATAATAATATTTTTGAACCCAAATATTGTATATAGTTCTATATCCCTTAGCTGTTCCTTTATTGTTCATTTCAAACAGCTTCATCCAGCTTGAAGGGGGTATCATTATTCTTCCTCTCTTTCTTTAATCCTACCCATACAGCTATATCAGTAGTGCTATGAAGCAACCACAATATAACTAAAGTTGTTAATCCTATGCTTAATGTTTGTAATTCAGCACTCATTATTCCTCTCTTTCTTTAAAATGGTGGTTCTACTTCTCTTTGGGGTTCTTCTATTGAATTTGCCCTTGCTTCGTCATATATTATTTCTGATTTTCTTGCTTCTTTATACAAGAACTCTAGCTTTTCTATTAACTGCTTCTTATGGTATTTGCTTTCGTTGTATCTCATAAGTTGTGTATCAGACCAAAACTTTATACCAATTTTCTTTGTTCTCTCTAGTTTTTCTAACTCATATTTTGTATCAGCAATCAATCTCTCTAATAAGTCATAGCTATCTACATATCCCATACCAAAATAACTTCTACCTCTATTCAGTTTGTTATGTGTCTCTTCCATAGCTTTAACTATTGGTTTATGTTCCATTATTCCTCTAACTTTCCTATAAATTCATCACAATAAATACACCATATAAATTCATTAGTGAATTGATTGATGTCGTGTAGTTCATCACACATTATTTATTCCTCTCTTCTTCATTTGCAATCTCTTCAAACTTTACATCTTCCATAGCAGGTAGCAACATATCTATATCTTTAGCTTTAAACTGATACCATTTGTTGCCCTCATCATCTTTAAAATATATAACCATTCGTTCCTCTATTTATCTTTGTAATACAATCTTAACAGAATTAAATATAAAGTAAAGGTTATTTTACTAATAATTTATAAATCTATACTTTTACTTTAGATTTTTTAAGACCAAAAAAAAACACCCCCAACTTAATGGGGGCGTTCTTCGTACTAGAAAGGGGGACTTTCTAATATGTTAATCTTTATAGATAGCTTAGAACATATAGTTAGGTGTTGTCCAATGTGTGCTAACTTCCAATACAGGATGGTTTTTTTTATTTAGCTCACCTTCTATATGCTCTAAGCTACCTACTGTAAGCGAACTACTCTGGAATTAATCTGTTTATAGTAGTTTTTTCTATCTAGCTAACATTTCTGTACTAGACTTCCAACCTTTTATACTTACATAGATAGCTTGAAAGATACATCAACTTGTAAATTATCCTATACCTTTACAAGTGCTAGTAGATTTTCTATATAGGTCAAATCGTACCTCAATATCCTTCAAGCTACCTACTTTCAGTTGTTAGGTGCAACAGGGCAAGTCTTACCTAACTCTTACTTATAGATAGCTTGTAACACACAGCCCTCTTTGTACATTGGTTTAGTTATAACGAGTGCTTTTAACTATGTGCTACAAGCTACCTACAATCTACTCATTAAGTGGAGCTTAATTTTCAATTATTAGTAGCTTTAATATTTACCCCTTTTTATTCTTCTTTGTATAGTTTACGTAAAGAAAAGAGCGACTGACACCATTTTCAATTAACACGTCCCACTCATTTTCTTTTGTCAACATATCAAAACAAGATTTATATAAATCACTAATCTCATTTAGAGTTAAACCTCTATTAATATATCCGTTTTTATATTCAATATAAGGTTTACCTCTTGAATGTTCTTCTTTTTTAATAGTGAATTTATATTCTTTTTCGTTTTTCATATATTCCCCTTTCGTTAGTGATAAGTATCATAAAGTTATCTTGTTATAAAGTTTGTTGGTTAGACTGCTCTCGCATAACTTTATAACCAATAGATGAGATGACCACAGTTGTTTTACCTAGACTTCATCTTTTCAGCAAATTCGTAGTTTCACAGTGACCAAACTGTCCCTCACTAGCTCTCTATCGTAGTTTTTCCTGTTTTGCTACAGCTACGCCTCATTAGTTGAATTGCAGTCCAACTTTATTATTTCAGAATGTCTTGCCTATTCTAGCTCTCATTTTTCTCTACTACCTTTGTACTGCAAGTCCTTGCAAGTAGTAAAGCTATTGTGATAACTTTATGATACCTACCATTGACCACACTTTTAAATGTGGTCTATGCTAATTATCTTTTATATTTTGGTTTAGATAGCCAATGATTAGATATTCTTGTCCAACCTGCTGGTCTTCTTGGTCTTCCTCTCCAAGTTATAGCAGTTGTATTTGTATCTATAATATACAATTTTTCTTCAACTTTGCTAATTCCCTCGTCAAGTGTCCCTTTAGTCCATTGTAAAGCGTACACCATAAATGGCATTCTCTCTTTATTTGGAATGTTGTTTTTAGCGTATTCCCACAATGATTTAACACCATAATAACCACCTTTGGCGATAGAATAACTGTTGTCTTTATTCCTATGCTCGTCAATGTAGTCTTTTTCTTGGTATCTTTCCCAATAAAAATGGCTTCCTTTACCTTTATTATCTAATTCATACCTTTTATTTTTCATATATTCCCCTTTCTATTTATATCTTTTATAAATAGTCTAAATCCTACTCGGTCTTCAATAGAAATTCTTTTCGCCTTTAGCTTATACTATCCATTCTTTCGTTAATTATTCGTTCTTGCTTACTACTAAAACGCTATCTTTTTGCTATGCCTAGCAATTAGAACCTACTCTCGCACTTATGCCTAAGTATTTTTGATTTCGTACGCCTACTAGAATGTTTTATTCAATCTATTAGTTAGCTATACCGAATAAGATTTAGACTATTTACGATACCCTCTATAAATAGTATTGTGTCCACCTTTACAATGGACACTATACTAATTACTTTTCATATACAAAACAGCTACAACTTCATTATCTCTAATTAATTTTGCTTTTGAGTTATCCAAAGCCCCTTCGTGAAGCTCTCTCTCATCTGTTGAATTAGGAAAAAACAAAGTTGGTTCTTTTCCATCTTCTGTTTCTGTTTCTTCGTAACCCTCATTAATTAGAATATCCTGTTTAGCTTCAATTTTACATTGAACCCTTACCATATTGAAATCATCAACTATTATAATTTCATCAGCTTTAATTTTTCTTCCTAATTGGTTGAACTCTTCAAGCTGTTCTTTATATTCTTTTAATATTTCTTTCATAGTTTCCCCTTTCAAGAATATCTTTTTGATACTCTCTAAGAACAGCCCTAAACATTTAATTAACTGAATACAGTTTTTACTGCTTCTCTTTTTTCTTCTTCTTCTTTAAATTGCTCACGCTTTTTCTCGTTGACTTCTTCTTTGTCAAAGATTAAAACTTCGCCATTCATAATATATTTTGGTGCAGGTAATTTCATAGTATTGAGTATAAAATTAACAGCTTGGTCTAAATGGTCGGTAGAATAATCTTTCGCTAATATTGAAGTTCCTTTTGTATTGTGGTAATTTTCCAACAATGCTTTTAAATCTTCATTAGGAATTAATTTAATTCTACTTCCCCTAAAGTTAGTCGGACTTAATATTCTAACTGTTATCGCATAACAGCTAGGTGGAATTAATCTTTCCATATTTCCCCTCTTTCCATTAGGGCTATTCTTACAAAGTATCTTGATACCCTCTTTAAACTGCTCGGAACGATTAATTTTTTATTTATTTAAACTATCTAAGACGACTTCGCCAAAAAATCCTCTTACGCATTCTTCGGTTAAGTGTCTTATATATTTTTCATTTTCTTTAAAGTATTTGTTTAATACTTTCTTTTGTAACTCGTCAAAATCTACCTCATTTAGATAATTATAAAGATTATCTAAACTGTCTTTAATTTCTTTCAAGTCTTCTAATATTTTTTCTTTATCCATTATATTTTGAAACTTTCACAAATAATTAAATTACTGTTTATATCCCATCTAACAATAAAATCACTATCTGCCCTATGAATTTCAAACAATCTACCAACAACCCCTGCTTCTTGGTTATCTCTTATAATTGCTCTCATTTTTTCTTGTGCTTTTTGTCTCGAGATTTCTTCAAACTCAAAAACTTCAGCTTCTTCATTTTTCTTCTTTAAAGTCCCTTTAAATTTCATATAGTCCCCTACTTTCTGCTCCAAACAGTTTAAAGGGGGTATCATATTTTTATTACCACTTTACGACTATTTAAGGACTTTATTCATTCCTGCTTACTCTTACGAGTAGTGCTTTCAACACTCAATTCACTTGGTTTTATTGTCCAAGTTTGAGGGTGGCTCGGTCTATCGTCCCCTCAGAACTTCCCTTTTGTTAGGGGTTGAAGTTCTAATTTCCCCTTTTAGTTCTTCGCCTTCTTTTATAAGTCCTCAAGTATATTTCCTAACTGTATTGAAACTTATAAGACTACACTAGTAAAGTTCTCTTTACTTGTCAAATTTAGAGGGGAAATATTATCTAGATTTTTGGTTTAGGTTTATTTAAATAATGGTGGGGGGTTGGTTATCAATCTTCTTCAATTCCTCTACATAACCACTCATATTATCTACATAGATAAGAATAGATAATCTAAGTAATTACACTTAGATATAATGACTATACAAATTGGTAAAAATTACCAAGTAAAACCAATGGGAATGCTAATTTGGGGGGGTACTTATCTTATGTCTTAGACATCTTTATTTATGGATAACAAACTGTAATAAAAACAGTTACTTTACTGTAATAGTTTTAGTTGATTTACTACATTTGTTAGGTGAACTATCACAGTAGTACTGTTTATCGTTTATCTGTTTTAAAGTGTTCTCACACTCTTTACATTTCTTCAATATTTGTATTCTAGTGGGGGTTTCTGAATAACAGGCATTAATGGCAATAGAGTTGCGAAAAGATTTAATTTTTATTTTTCAAAAGACCTTGGGTAGTTCACTTGTCTGTTCTAGTTGGGCAGGGTTTCCCCTGGTGAACCTTTTGTACTCCTGATGTCCTCTTTACCTGTATCTTTCTATATAATAAAAATATTTTAATTAACTATATCACAAGTTGAATAATTTACAAGGAAGTGTGTATAATGAAATTACATTGAAGTTCCCCTTTCAATGTATCAAGGAAAAATTCCCTGTTTATCGCCCTAGCTAGTCTAGGGTGTTTAAAATGGGAAAGTAGGGTGTTAAACCAAAGGTACTGGAACTCGCAAGAGCAAAAGTACCTCCCTACAAAAAATAATTTTTTTGCCTACGGCAAAGGTTTCTGTAAATCAGTAGGAGCAGTTCTTCCTTTTATTCTTGGATATGTTTTTGGTTTATGTGAGTTACAATATTTGAACTTGTTATACTTAGAAATAATTGTGGAGCAATCTTTTTGAACACAGGTTCTTCCACTACTATAAGAAGTAGAGGGTTTATGATTAGGATATTGATTTCCTTTTATGTATTCACTCATAAGTATTTAGTATAGGAGGAGAAAAGATGCCGAAGGGTAATTACTCATACAAAAAAGGTATGAAGAAAAACAAAAGTAATCGTAGAAAAAAAAGATAATGCCAAGACCAAGATGTGGATTAAATGATGTTTCAGGAGAGACCTGTAGGAAACAAAGAAGAACGAACTCTCCATACTGTTCTCAGAAATGTAAGAGCAGAGTTCACTATGTTAAAACAAAATTAAAGAATCAGGAACTTAAACCAAAAAGACCTCAAGACTCTATGGCTAGAGGTAAATACTATGATGACTTTGTCAAAGAGTTTGGTGAATCGTTAGTAGATAAGATATATACTCATCAACAAGTTGCTGACAAGATGGGGGTTTCAAGAAGTCTTGTTACAAAGATGTACATAGCGTACCTAGAAGATAAAGAAAACTTTGAAGCTAAGAAGACTTGGAAGACACCAGTAGCTGCAAAGAAGTCATTAAAAGATTTTAAAGATTTTAGAGATAGGTACTTTAGAACAGAGACTGGAGATATGTACGAAACAGCAGAGTTTCACGAGAACTGGATTAATCATATTGTTCAAGCTATAGAAGATGGTGGACAACAGATGATTCTATCACCACCACGACACGGCAAAACTGACTTACTTACTCACTTCGCTGTATGGCAGATTTGTAAAAATCCTAATGTAAGAATTATGTGGGTTGGTGGTAATGAGGATATAGCTAAGAACTCAGTAGGTGCTGTATTAGATACTTTAGAAAATAACGAACAACTCAATGATGACTTTTGTGGTCCAGGAGAAAAGTTCCAACCTAAAGTTAGAAGTGGTAAGTCCTGGTCATCAGGACAGTTTACTGTAGGTACAAGAACTGTAACTGGTATTAAATCTCCAACAATGGTTGCTGTAGGTAAAGGTGGAAAGATTCTTTCAAGAGACTGCGATTTGATTATTGCTGATGACATTGAAGACCACTCAACTACAATTCAACCAAGTGCAAGAGAACAGACAAGACAGTGGTGGACTACAACTCTTTCATCAAGAAAAGAGGAACATACAGCTATTGTTGTTATTGGTTCAAGACAGCACCCTGAAGATTTATATAACTTTCTTTTAGATAACCCAGAGTTTGATACTTTAGTTGAAGAAGCTCATAGTTCTGAATGTATATTGCCTGAATTAGAAATAGAAGAACACATTGACTGTATGTTATGGAAAAGTAAAAGAAGTTATAAGTGGTTACTTTCTCAAAAGAATAATGCTGATACCACAGGAGGTAGAGCAATATTTGAAATGGTGTATTTGAATAAAGCCTTTGTTGAAGGTATCACAATGTTTAACTCAGAAGATATTGACCAATGTAGAGATATGAATAGAAGCATAGGACACATTCCTGCTAACACTCATTTGATTGCTGGACTTGACCCTGCATCTTCAGGGTTTCAGGCTTGTTTTTTATGGGCAGTAAATTCAGATACTGGAATGATGTACTTAGTAGATATTGAGAATGAAGAAGGTGGAGGAATTATTCAAGCTAAGAAATCAATACAGAAATGGTATGATAAGTATCACTTAGCTCACTGGGTTATTGAAGAAAACGGATTCCAGAAAGCTATTAGACAAGATGAAAAAATAAAAGACTATACATCAAAAATGGGTATTCATTTAGAAGGACACCAGACACAGAAAAACAAATTTGACCCAATTTATGGTGTTGGAAGTATGCAACTCCTATTTGAGCAAAAACTAATAAGTTTGCCTTATGGCGATACAGAAAGCGAAACTAAGAGTAATATATATCGTAGACAACTAATTTATTTTTCATCTGCTGCTAGTAGAGCAAGTAAGGCGAAAAGTTACAAATCTGATGTGGTAATGGCTAGTTGGTTTCCATTAAAGGTTATAAGAAGATTAGGCAAAGAACGACTAGCTGAGGTAGGATTGGATTATAAACCAAGTTATGGAGAGTGGGATTTGAGTGAAATCAATGAAGCTCCCTGGAGTTAATTATGGACGCAAGTGAATTACAAGATAAGATAACGCAGTTACATTACGATAACCAAGATGCTTACGCAACAAGAGGTCGTATTCGTTCAATTATGAATGGTGGACCTTCAGGTATTATGGCTTTACTTGGAGACCAGATAAAAGGATTTCAGGATTGGCAAGTACCAGTTCCTAACTTAATGTCCACAGGACTAGAACACTTAGCTCAGAAAATAGGTCGTATTCCAGAATTATATCTGCTTATGATGAGAACCAAAGACTAGATATACAAATGCCACAAGTTGGTAGATGGCTACCTGGTTATGGTTTTTCTGTTTGGGTTATTAGAGAAAAGAAAGATGCTAACGGAGTTCCTTATCCTTGTGCAGAACTAAGAGACCCTTATAACTGTTTCCCTGGTTATTTTGGTGCAGACCAACAACCAACAGAAATGTCTATAGTTCGTAGAGTTCCAAAATATGCACTTGCTAAAGTATATCCAAATTATAAAGAACAGATTTATGCAAAAGATATGGGTACTGGATTATCTATTGGTAGTGGTTCAGCTTCACCTTATACAGATTCTTATGCAGGTTCTTGGGCTAACTCAAACGGACAAGGAGATTTAATATCTGAATATTAT